TACTGGCTGTAGGTGCTGGCGGCGTACTGCTCGACGGCGGCGGCTTCGAAGGTGATGCTTGCGCGATGCAGCGGTCCGGCCGGGCGGTCGATCGACAGTTCAACGGCGGCATGCGCCACGTCGACGCGGTAGATGCCGCACGATGCGTGCACGTTGGCGACATTTTCCAGTACGATCGCGGACGGTGAGACGCTTTCGAGGGAGCACACTTCGTAGTCGTCAACCCCGCTCCACAACACGACGCTCTGCCCGGCGGCGAGGCCAAGGCCGGCGGTGGTAAGCGACACGGATACCGATGCGCCGGCGGAAACCGGGCCGGCATAGAGCAAGCGCGGCCAGTCCGGCACCTCGAACGACGACGCGCCGCGAAGAATGGCGCGCGCCGCCGACTGGCCGTCATCATCGAGCCAGTGGCTGAAATTCCATTGCCTGCGCGGCTTCTCGCGCAGGCGCTGGCGCTGCTCGCCGGCGCGGGCGCGCAGCACGTCCGTTTTCCACTCCAGCACCTCGGTGGCGCCGGACAGCGGCACGAACGGCCACAGGCTCATGCCAGGGCCTGCCGCATGGCGCCGGCATTACGTTGCACCGCGTTCATGATGATGCGCTCGCCGGCGGCACTGCCGAGATAGTCGCCGATGACCGACTGGTCGAAGGCGTTGATGATGCGGATATTCTGGGGTTGGGCGGGCGCTGGCGCCGCGACCATGCCGCGCTGCTGCTCCTGGGTCAACACCAGTTCGCCCTTTTTCAGGATCGCCGGTACCTCATCACCGACCAGACCGCCGCTGTGGTAGCGGCGGGCGCGGGAAAATGTCGTGACCGGCACTGATCTGGTAAATGTTTCTGCCCCTGGCGCGCCAACCATCCCGCCTTGGTGAAAACCAATCGCGGAAATGGCCGCGCCGATCCATCCACCAACTTTGCCGGTCGTGCCCATATCGCCAAAAAGCGCTTTGGCAAGTTGCGCTGCGACGGCTTCGGCCAGCATGCGCTGGATAACCTGGGTGAATTTCCGCGCCATCCCGTCGAGACCTTCGGAAAACGGGTCGAACAGAAAATCAGCCAACGTGCTCTGGATGTTTTGCGCGGCCGACTTGGCAAATTCGTCCATTTCGTCGGCAGCATCCTTGGTCTTTTCTGACACCTTGTCGAGGCGGGCAGCGACGGCCTCGAGATATTGTTCTTCGGCGATGCGGCCTTTTTCGAACGCGCCAGTGAGAAATATCATGTCATCGCGGACGGCTTCGAGCTTTCCGGTCGGGGTCTCATCAAGGAGCCTGTTGAGGCGGGCGAGTTCGTCGGCGGCGAGCTTGGTGGCCCCGGTCAGGTCATCGCGCACGGCCTGGACGATTGCCGGGTCGAGGCCGGCCGCGGCGAGTTCGTCGAGCTTCTGCAACTCGCGCACCAGCGTGGCGGCCTTGACGACGTCAGTCTTGTCGATGGCGGCGGCGATGCGCTCGGTGAGCTGCTGATCGTAATCAACGAATCCAGCGAGGCGCTCGCTGCCGCCCCGGCCCCTTCCACCTGACTTGCCACCACCGCTGGCGGCGATGCCGCCGGCGAATTTGAGCTTCTCACGGGCTTCGACCGCGGCCGATCCGGTGGCCTTGAGTTTTCCGATGTTTTCTTCGAGGGCAGTTGAAAACAGCTTGCGGGAAAGTATCACGTCGGCGTCGACAAGATACTCGCTGCCAATGGTCGCGGCTCCCTTAAAATCCCCGCTGATGACCGCGCCGACCTGCGCGGCAGCGGCGCCGATGCCCTTGCCAACAATCTGCACTGTGCGCAGCACGCCGTCGAAGGCGTCAATGACGAAGGCAGCGGCACGCGCGGCGCCGAGCGCCCATTCCCTGATGCTGCCGTCGGCGGCCAGTGCCTTGGCAGATCCCCGCACGCCGTCGGTGCCGGAGATCATGTCAACCATCGTCTTTACGAAGACGTTGGCGGCTGGAAGCACTTCTGCGCTGATCATCTTGGCGACTGCGCCCTGGGCGGCCGACAGTCGCTTGAGGTTCTTTTCGTACTCCTCGGCGGTGGCGGCCTGCTCGCTGGTGACCTTGACGACCAGTTCGCCGCTGGCGGCGAGGTCCTTCAGGTAGGGCAGCAACTGGGCGCCGGACTTGCCGAGTAGCGTGGTAGCGACGGCGGTCTTGGCTGCACTATCCTCGTATTCGTCCAGGCGGTCGGCGACCAGCTTGAGCTGATCTGACGTATCGAGTAGGCGCAATTCCGCCGGGTCTAGCTTGAGCGCGGCGAAGGCGGCGCCGGTGTCTGTCGTTTCGTCGCCGGCCGTGGCGGTGGCCTTGGCCAGCTTGACCATGCCAGCTTCAAGCTGGCCGAGATCGGTGCCGCTGATTTTGGCGACGGCGGTCAGGCCGCTGACTTTCTCGGTCGTGCTGCCGACGATTTCGGCGAAGTCGTCAAGGCGCGCTGCGCCTTCGACGTAGCTGTCAAAAGCGCCTTTCAGCGCGCCGACCGACAGGGCGCCGGCCAGGCCGGTGAACAGCAAGCCGAGCCCCGAGAAAGCGGACTGAATGCGGCTGGCCGCGCCATCGGCAAGGGACGCCATGGTTTTCATGTCTCTTTCGAAACTAGCCAGGCGGGTTTCGAGATCGATCGATAATTTTGCAATGGCCATGTCAGTCCGTTTTCGGTCGGTGGGTCACGATGGTTTCCAGCCGGTGCAGCAGGCCGTCCAGATCGTCGATTCCGAGCCAGGCTGCGACCAGCGGCAGCCCGGCCCAGTCGATGCCGCCGGTGCCCGTCTTGAGCAGCGCGGCGACGCGAAAAGCGAAGATGTCGGCGTTGCTCAGGGCGGGGAGTGTTTCCCCTTCACATTCGATGCCGGCGGCGGCATCGATGTGGGCAATCAGTTTTTTTCGGTGTCGGCGACGGCCTTTTCGTGGGCGGCAACGAGGTCGACGATCTTCTGCGCCACCTTCTGCATGGCGGCGCGCTGGTCGTCGATCCACACGGCCCAGAGGTCGGCATCGAAATCGAGCGCGTCGCTTGAGCCGGAAGCGACGAAATCGGCTTCGCTGAATCCTTCCCAACCGACGACATGCTTCTTGACTTCCGGCGCTCCGGCAGCGAGGTATGGCGTGCCGTCATCGTTGCGCCGCAGCAGGGCGAGCGATTCGACCTCGGACGGGCGGCGCACGCGGACGCGCTTGCCGCCGTCCAGATCGAGCCATTCGGCGCGCTGCGCGAGCGCGGCGGCGATCAGGTGCTCCTTATTCATCAGGCCACCGGCGGCAGGAAGAGGACAGCGCCGGAGACGGTGACGTTGAAGCTGCCGGTGCCGAGCGAGCCCTGGCTGACGTCTTCCCCGGGCAGAGAGGGCTGGCCACGGAAGAGACGCTGCGAGCCATCGGAGAGCGTGATGCGGAAGACCATGTAGGACTGCTCGAGGGCGGCCGTACGGATCAGGCCGATGGCTTCGTCGTCCTGCGTTTCCAGCTTGAGGTCGATGCTGACCGATTGCGCGGCGAGCAGGCCGTTGGCGTTTTTCTTGATGACATCGATAAGGACGGTGATGTCGATCTGATCGGCCTCGCCGCCACCGATCTTGTAGGACGCAGCGCGCGACAGCGTTGACCATGCAGTGATCGGCGTGAAGTTGGCGGTTCCGGTGAAGGCCGGGAAGTTGGTTGTTTTGATGCCCTGCAGTTCGAAGGTGTTGGCGGCCGGCGCATCGACGCGCACGGCCTGGCCTTCTAGTTGTGCCATTCCGCTGACGGTGCCGAAGTAGCCGACCGAGCCGTCGGTGAGCGCATGCGCCGTCGAGGTGGCGACGCCGGGCGATGCCTGCGTGACAGCGGAGACGACCTTGGCGGCGGCCTCGGTCTTGGAGATTTCGACGCGGACGTTACGGCCGATCAGGGGGGTTCCCATTTTGCTGCTCCTTTAAATGAAAAAACCCGCCGGAGCGGGTTGTGGTTGGCGGGTACTGCAGGTCGGCGGGTCAGCCCCACCAGGTGATTTCGATCACGTCGGCGAACTGGCCGACCTCGGCGTCGAAGCCGGAAAAGCGGTTGTCGTAAGGCACGCCGGTGGCGATCAGCGCAGCCACCAGGGCATCGCCGACGGCCTTGGCCGCCGTGCGCGTGGTGCCCCATCCGACGATGCGGAAGCGGTACGGCGTGGCGGCGAGGCTGTTGTCCAGGCACCACTCGGGCGTCGCGCTCTCGGTGCTGAAGACCACGGCCGGAAGCGCCTGGTCCTCGGGAATCGCGTCCGGGTAGATGCGCGTCGAGACCAGCGCGGTCAACGGCGCGTAACCGGCCAAAACGGCGTAGAGATCGGATTCGGCGCTCATGTCATGATCCCCGGTGGTTCAGTGCTTCGATGGCCGGCACGGCGTCGCGCTCGAAGGCGGCCAGCGCCTGCGGCAGGGCATCGGCACCGGCTTCGAGGAAGTTGGTGCCTTTGGTGCCGGGGTGCTTCACCATCTTGACGACGCGCCCGCCGAAGGCCAGCGCCTTGGCCGTCTTCGGCTTGATGGTGTGGGCCTTGGTGCCGAAGGCGACGAAGCGCCAGTAGTACGGGTCGAGCTTGCTGTTGGCGCCGCGGTCGCCGGATTTGGCCGGGCGGACGTTGACGAAGACGCCGACATTTCCTTCGCTGCGCGACTGTTTCGAGACGCGCACGCTGATCTTGCGCTTGAGCAGGCCCTTCGTGCGGTAGGGGCTGGGCACCGCCAGCACCGGTGCGACTGCGCGGGCGGATTTTTGCACTTCCCTGGCGCCGGCGCGCAGCGCCTTAACCAGCACCTTGCGCCGCAGCTTGCTCGGCAGATCGGCCAGGGCGCGCTTGAGTTCGTCGATCCCCTTGACTTCGATTTTTACATCATCGGCCATTGCGCACCCCGTTGACCGCCGTGACTTCGATCAGCCCTTCGTACTTGCCGGTGCCGGGAATAACGCCGGTGATGTCGTAGTTGGTGCTCTTCCAGCGCAGGCGCAGCTCGGGTACGATGCCGGCGCGGTTGCGGATGAAGACGCGCAGGTCGAGCGTCTGCTGCATCTGGTTGGCCGCGTAGAACTCGCTGCCGCGCACCGGGCGCACTTCTGCCCAGACAGTGGCGAGGTCGACCCAGCTGACGACTTCTTCGCCGATGGCGTTCTTGGTCACGCTCTTCGACTGGAAGGTGACGCGCTGGTCGAGTTTTCCGGCGGCGATGGTCATGCCAGATAGACCTTGTATTCGTCGAGCAGGCCGTCGACGTAGGTGCGCGGCAGCTCGTTGAGGCTGCCGTCGGCGGTAGCCTCGGCGTGCTTGTGCCAGGTGCCGATGGCGATCAGCATCCACGCCTTGAGGGCGGCGAGCTGGGCGTCGGTAATGGCATGGCCGCAGGTGTAGCGCACGCGCACGGCGTTGGCCTGCAGCCGGGGCGACGGCCAGGACGTGCCGTAGGCGGGCACCAGGTAGCCGGGCAGCGAATCCTTGTCGAGCTGGTAGCCGGAGGGGTCGAGCGTCTGTTCGACACCGGCGGCATCGATGTACTTGACCGAGGAGATGGCGGTGGTCGGGGCCGGCAGCAGCATGAATGCCTCGGGGAATTCGTCGAGCACCAGTTCCCACGTCTGCGGGGCGAAGGCGCGGCCGGTCTTCTGCTCGGCCAGACGGCGGGCGGCGGTGATCAGCGCGGTAATGCGGGCGTCGTCTTCATTGCCGTCGACGCGGCAGTGCAGCTTGGCCTCGGCAAGCGTGACCGGCTCCTGCGTCGCGGCAGTGATCAGTGTGTAGGCCATGAGGGGCTTTCAGTGAGGGCGGCGGGTGCCGGCGCTGGCCGGGCGGGTGCCGTTGGTCTGGGCGGTGCGTTCGTTGTCTTCCGCGGCCCGGCGCAGGACGGGCGCGGCTTGAATCCGTTGCCCGTCGGTGGCGCACGGGCGGGCGCTGGAAGCCAGCAGCGGACGCTGGCCGGGCATGTCATCGGGCCGGGTGCCGGCGCCAGGCGGCGGGCGCTGGCCGGCTGCCGGGCGCGGCTCGAAGCCGGCGCCTGGCGGCGGTAGCTGCAGGCCGGTGGCGATTCCCCAGGCGCTACCCCATGCTGCGCCCCATGAAGCGCCCCAGGCGGAGGCCACTTACGCCGGCCCCCATGGGTTGGCTTCGCTTCCATCCCCGTCAAACGGCGCGCCGAGAATCTTGCGCAGGTCGGCATGGAT